GCATCTCTCTGATCCAGAGGAAGACGACCTTGATCGGGGTATAAAACGTGGCCCACGCCCAGAGTCCAGAGCCGCGCTGGGCAACGGTAAGGTTTAAACCTAACACCCTCATGGTGTTTGATCATGTCCTTGCATCGCTGGGAGACTTTCACTCCTTGCCGCCTTTAAACGCTCTGCCCCCAAAATGAAAGCTGATGATTGATGCAAAGATGAGTTGGGTGTCGGCGTCCCACAGCTTGGTCAACAAAACATCAAATGCCACCCCGTGGTTCCAAGCGTAAACAAAACCGCCGATTTCAACAAACGCAAACAGCAGGAAGAAGCCATACGTCAGCAAGGGGCGTACACCAGCCCGAAGATTCACCATCCACTGGCTGGCACCTTGCCCAATAGCTATGTCGTGTGCGTACAAGGCCGCTCGTTCTGATGCCTCTGCCTCAATAGCCTGCCCCTCTACCTTGATTTCCTCCACCCGCTGCTGGGCCTCAAAGCCAGCCTTGCGGAGTTCCAGTTCACGCTCAGTCTGGAGCTTTGCCATCGTGAGTTCATGGCTCTTGTCCGCACGATCTTGAAAGAACCCAAGCAGCTTGGGCAGACCACCAGCGAGGAAGGAGATCAGGGTTGAGAATAGAGTTAGCATGGTCAGCCTTTTAGGTCAAAACTCAAGTTGGCATGGCGGGGGTATTGCACAATACGTTCACCCTCCGGGCATTTGTATTTGATTGTTGCCAGCAGCGTAGCTGTGCCGGGTGCAATCTTTTCTTTTCTCACCATCGTGAGTTGGTATGTAAACGTGTCAATCTCTGGGCCTGCTGGGCCACTGAACTTACTTGCGGTGCTAGTCGCCTCATGCACCATACCCGCTGCATCGCGAACGCTTGGGGTAAAACTTTCGACTGAGCAGTCATCGCGTTTCTTGACTCGGGCAACGGTGACGTTAATAGGTTGTCCTGCCGCTGCGGTGATTTTAAAATGCTCGGGGTGCCATTCAAGAATGGCCCGGTCAAACCAACCAAACTTGTCGGCAAGTGTGTAACCGCCGCCGATGGCTGCAATACTGGCTGCGACTGCTCCGATGGTTTTGGTTACATCAATCATTTGTCCCCCACGAGTTGCCACGTAAACCATGCGGTTAAACCAACCACTACCGTCACCAGAGCCGCCCACAGACCAAAGGTCAGGATGTCGTTAATCTCTGCTGCCCTCAGTGCCTTGGCCTGAGCTTTCTCTGCCTCTGCCTTCTTGCGTTCAGCGACCATCCGGTTGCGCTCCAGCATCAGGGCGTTCCACACGTCTGCATTGCCCGACCAGATCAGCATCTGTTTCAGTTCGTTCTCTGCGTCTTGAAGCTGCTTCAACTGCATCACCGTCTCAAACGCAACTGCCGTATCGCTCTTGCCAAATCCCTTGGGCTTCTTCACAGACTCCTTGGCAATAACGTCCTTTGCCTCAAAAAACTTCATCAGGTCACCGCTGATGCCATTGATGTCCTTACCCATCTTGATGGCAGCCTGCACCCCTTTAATGGCTCCTTGGGCTACAGCAAATGCGGTAATCGGGTCAATCATTTTTCCCTCTTGTTCCACATCTCAAATAGCGTTTTGATCTTCTCTTCCAGTACCGCCACGCGCAGGTCCAGCTTTGCCAAGACGATAATCAGAGTGATCAGCGCCAGCAGGATCGGCCATGCTTTGGACAGGACTTCAAATAAATCCACACTACAGCCCCAAAAACTTTTTGACAAACTCAGCGGCAACGCCGGGGCCAAACAAGACGCAAACAATCACCCCGTACAAGAGGTACTCAATCTTGGTCATGCGCTTTGAGCCTTCATCAAAACGCTTCTGAATGCTGTCGTGCCGTTGTACGCAAACCGCTTCGTGGACGCTCAGTCGCTTGTCGGTGTCATTGGCAAGTTCGTTGACATCTGACATTTCAATCAAAGCCCCGCAGCGTCTTAGCAAGACGGGCGCGTTGCCCAAGTTTGCCGGGTGCTTTAGCGGCTTTATTTAAAGTCTTAGCGGGTATTTTTTTGTCAGACGAAACACCCAATGACTTTTTAAGTGCGCCGGGTTTACTGATTGCTTGCTGAATCCATTTCGTTGCCATTTGAAGTTTCCTTTATAGATGGTGGCTTTGCGGCCTCTTGGATTGCTTGAATCAGCGGGAAGACCTCTTGGTAGGGGCGGGTTCCAAGGTAGCCAAGGACTTGGTTTACCAACTCAACTGGTAGCTTGATGTTCATGGTGCGTCCGGCCAAGTAATAGTCCAAGGAAATCCTGCTTGTGCAGTAATATCACGCAGGGCTTGGCGGTACGTTGCCCATGCAAAGTCTTGGGGCAGGTTGCTCTCCAGTGCTTTGACAACTCGCCAGTCGCATTCTTTGAGTTTGTCGTCGCGGGATTGGCGCACAGACTTGGCCTGCTCGGTGTCCTTCTGCGCCTTGTACGCAGCCTCTTGCTCGGCAGCAGTCTTAGCTGGCTCGGTGTCTGTTGCTGCTGTGTCGGTGAAGGTAGGCCCGGCGATGTACTTGGTGTACCACTTGCCATCAAGCTGTTCAACCCCGCTACGCTGGCTGTACTGGTACGGCGGTGTGGTTGTGGCTTGTGGGCCTTCCAGCACAATGTCGCCACCGTATTGGTTGATAAATTCCTCGGTTAGCGGTGTACCAAAAACGGCACCCTGCGTCTGGGCGTAGGTACGGAACTCGTTGTCAAATACAACTGAGCCTGATTCTCTGATTCGGATTTCCATGATGAGTCCCTATGCGATAGCCAAAAAGATGTAGCTGCCAGCGTTGACGTTGATAGCGGCCAAGATAGTCGAGTTCAGCGCAAAGCCTGTTGATACTGTGGTTACTGAGCCAAGCGTAGCGGTTTCAGCCGCCGTGCTGTTTAGCAGCAGATATGGGTCTGTCAATGTAGTCATGCCACGGGCTGTGTCGTAGACGTACCAATCACCCGTTGAGTCCGTGCGCTTGATAAGCACAAACCTTGCCCCGCCTGTGAAGCCGCAGTTGATGGTTTGAGTTGTGCCGTTGCCTGTGTAGCTGCCTACTTTGGAGACACCAGCGCAGGTTGCAAAGAGGTAGGTTACATATGTTTCAGCATTTGTATTTGGAAAAGCAGAATCCAAATAAAGATTTGTAGCTGTTGGTTGTGCATACAAATTTGTACCTGCGTTGTAACCAATGCCTGTTGTTGCCGCATCTGTTGCATTTAAAATTAACCGGGCATAACTTGAAGACGATAAATTGTAATAGACCTGCCAATTACGAGTTCCTTGGTTTCGTGCTTTAACAATCCATAATTCAGGTATAGCAGTTAAATTGTGAGCAATTGCGGTATTAGATGTCCCATTCCCCGTATAGCAAACCTCATCAAAGAAACCGGGGGCGCGTTTGAAGAAATACTCAACAAAATTGTATCCGCTTGGGTTATCGCCAGAAGGAATAACCAAATTTGTTCCGTAAGAATTTCCCGCAATTGTCCGTGTAATTGCGGAAGATTCAGCGCTTGTTGCATTGCTGTAGATTGTTTTGTTGTTGCCACGAAGCCTGTCAGTCCAAATCCAATACTGGTACACGCTTCTGCTCATATCAATAGACAAATCTATCGGGTAGCCAGTACCAGTGATAGAGGCGTTTGCATCTGTGCCGCTTCTTGTGTCTGGCCCAAACACCTTAGTCGCATCCGTAGGCACTTTCATCGGGCCACGGCGTATGGCTATGTAGATGAATGTTCCTGTGCTAGTAACTGCGGGGTCTACTTGAAATCCTGTAGACGTTGCCCCAAAAAAAGGCCAATTAACACCTTCAGCATCGGCAGAGTTTGCTTTTAAATATGAAGCACCAGAACCTGTTAAGGTTGTCATCCCACGCATATTGTCAATGATTGTCCATTGTGCATTACCATATGCACCGCTTGAGCCTTTAAACATAACCCATTGAGGCTCATACCCAAGATTTACGTTGACAGTATTTGTACCATCACCAGTAAATGTCCCACACGAAATCACATTGTCCGTACCCGTCAGGCCAAAGCCGCCTGCGTCATGGGCAAAGACGTAGGCTACGTATGTTTGACCAGTAGTGTTGTTGTCGTAACCATCACCAGCCACATAAAAATTAGTTGAAGTTGGTGCTGTAGGCCAATACGGGCCTGTAGCTACACCCCCTGTATTGTTTAAATACTGAACTCTATTTGTTGGTACAGCATAAGAACGATGATAAACAGGCCAATCACTTGCATCACTTGTGCTTTTTACAATCATACAGCCGGGAACAGAACCAAGATTGTGAGCAATGGCACGACCATTTACACCATTCCCCGTATACGTCACAACATCAAAAAACTTTGTCTGTTTGCGGAATGTCCATGAAACAAGGTTATCAGAGGCAGTGTTAACAAAAGACCAACTCCCAATGTTAAAGCCGTTGGTATTAAATGCTGTAACGCCAAATGTATTGCTATTTGCGGAATTTGTGACGTTTGTATAAAGCTGACTATTTACGCCGCGAACGGTGTCAGTTAAAACATGATACGGGGTATCTGTTCGGTCTTTAATCCAAACCAACCCACCTTTAGTCGCCAAGTCAATGCCGTTGGTAATGGTCTGTGTAGCGCCATTACCCGTGTACAGCCACGTAGAAAACACATCCTCGATGTAGCTAGGCGACAGCCCAGCGGTAGGCCAGACACCTTGCTGTTGGTACTGCAACTGCTGGTCAAGCGTCCAGATACCCGGCGCAGCGCCAGTTTGGAACGGCCCAGTAGGAGTCGCTGGGGACTTTGTGATGACCCCGCCCGGATAGCGTTTACTCATGCTGGTTCCAATTGTTTGATTTTTGCAGCGATCACTGCGGTAGATGTGTCTCGGTCAATGCTCAAGTAGCCTTTGCACACGATGTTGTAGTCTACCCCGTTGATATCCTTCTCGCTCTTAACGGGAACCGAGATGTCAAGGTTCTTAAACAGGTACTCTTTGCCGTTCTCAAAGACCCGCCAAACGTGATCCATCGTGCCGCGACCAGCTTGGCCGCGAGACTTGTTGAACCGAATCTGGTACGTGTTCATATCACTTCAGCAGGGCAGGACTGCGGCTGGGGGATTACTGTCAAGTTGAAGTGGACAAACTTGATTGGCAGGTCAGCGGCATGGCGTGTGAACGAGTGCATCAGCCATGAGTTGGCAAAGATCATCATACCGGGCTTGGGCGTGAAGTTGATCATCTTGCTGGCGGCTGTTGCCATGCCCATGTCTTGCTCTGGAAGATCAATCTGCACCTTTGCGGCACGGGGGTCATGGAACACAACGCGAGAGCAGTTTTCTGGTGTTTCAAGGAAGTAGAAGCCCACAATCTGTGAGCCAAACCCGTGAACGTGCGCGTCCATCGCGGAGTGCTTGTGATGCTCTTGCGTCCACATCTCGGTGAACTGCACGGCCTTGTCCTGCATGGCGTAGCCTTGCTCATTGAGGATGTTCCAAGCCGTAGCCCCAACAAACTCAGAGAACTTAGCCATGCGCGGGTCACCGAAGTAGTTACCCGTCATGTAGACAGGGTAAATCTCATTTAGAGATTGCGTCTTGCGGGATTCCGCCAAGGCTTCTTCAGAGATAGACGCAACAACTTCTAAAAAGTCAGGGCGGTCAATCAAATAAATTGGACAGGGGAAGTGGTGAGCAACCTGTAGTTGCGTTTGCAGAACGACTTCAGCCACTGACTCAGCGGCTTTGCATTTTTTGGCTACCTTGCTCATACTGCAACCCAATCCCATGCAAAGAAATCAAACTTGTAATTGCCTTCTGGACGCGCCGGGGCTTCTTTCCAGTTGGCATCTGCGCCACACCAGAAAACAAGTTTGCCCTCTACAAATGCGGGTCGAGGGATAGGCGGTTGCATTGTGCAAGTGGCCTCATCCAGAGTCCATGCCGACCAGTTAGATGCTTGTGGGCGGTCATTAAACGCAGTGACTACAGCCTGTTGTTTGGCAGTCTTTTCTTCCACAGTCAGGTCACGCACTGTCCATACATCAGTCCACACACCATCTACTTTGGCATAGACAGCTTCTTGGCTGTCCATAGTCTGATAAACGCCGGGTACAGGGCGCTCGATGCGAGTGAAAGGCTCCCACTGCGCAGGGATTGCGCCAAACGCTTGAATGAGGTTGTCCTCAAACGCAGGATGGTTAACCGGCTGATTGTTTTGGGTTTGTATATACAACTTCATTACAAATCACCTGTACAAGTAGATGGGAATGAACGTGAAGTTCCGGGCCAGATAATTCGGACAGCACCGCCACCGCCGCCACCGCCGCCACCGTTAGAAGCCGTTCCTCCAACACCACCAGCACCGACAACTACCGTATAAGAATTCCCCGGAACAACGGTGTAGTTGTTTTTGTACCCCAGTCCCCCGCCAGACCCATCTGCGCTCCAACCACTACCACCAGTACCGCCGCCACCCCCGAAAGCACCGCCACCACCACCACCACCGCTAAAGCATCCGCTCGGAGCGTAGCCATTTCCACCACGACCACCCCCAGTTGTTCCACCAGTGCCGCCTGTTCCGCTACCGTTATATGTGCCACTTGCGCCAGCAGTTCCGCTTCCAGATGTTGTACCACCACCGCCGCCACCGCCGTTGCCCAAAACTAATGCCCTAGCACCGCCAGCGCCGCCACCGGAGCCTCCACCACCGCCGCCACCGCCAGCGCCAATCGCCCCCGCAGCACCATTAGCGCCTTGTCCAAAAATATCAACTCCACCACCGCCAGCACCTGTGTACGGCAAGTATCCACAGCAATACCCGTTGCCATACGCGCCACCACCACCGCCACCGCCGCTACCAGCAAATCCGGGGCGACCAATATTTCCATTACCACCAGCACCCGAATAACCGCCAGCACCGCCGCCAGCACCAGAACCAGTATTACCTCCGTTACCGCCGCCATCCCCCGTGTATGAACCTCCAGTGCAAGCAACAATATTCCCGCCGCCGCCTTTTACAACACACGTAGATACAAAATATGAATTACCTCCGGGCTGACCCCCGGTGTATACAATACCACCACCGCCACCGCCAACAGCTACAACCGATACGGAAGTAACTCCAGTAGGCGCAACCCACGAATAAGTACCAGCAGTTGTGTATGCTTGTTGACCCGCCGCTGCTGAAGTTGTGATTGAGTTACTAGCCGCACTTGCAGGGCCAGTACCTCCGGGCGTTGCCCCGGTTACGACAAATGTATAGGACGTACTTGCACCAAGACCGCTAACGGTGATGGGCGAAGATGTACCGCCGCCTGTGTATCCACTGGGGCTAGATGTTGCTGTGTACGAGATTGACCCCGCACCCAAACAAGAAGGTGCGGTAAACGCAACCGTAGCCGTGCTTGACCCCGTAGCCGTAGCAGTCCCAATCGTAGGAGCGCCGGGGCTTCTAGGCCACACACTTGCGCCCACAGACTGCATTTGCTGGGTAGCCGTCCAGATACCTTTAGCCGCGCTGGACGAGGTTGTTGGTGCAGTGGCAGAGATGACCCCGCCTTTGTAGCGCGTACTCATGGTGCTACCCGTTCAAGTTATGACTTCGTAGCTGATTGTGTAGGTCAGCGCACTTGCAGTACCCGAAGTTATGGAGATTGACGTGCCTTCCATAAGGTAGATCGCGGTCGTTTTATCAACGGCAATCAGCGATGCATTTGCCGGGACAGACACCGCCGATACCACTGGGTTTGCCGTACCGCCAGCAGGGGCGGAGCCTTGGGCTACAGCGCCGTTGGTGTATATAGCCACAGTTGCATTGGCTGCTGAAGCCGTGGTGTTAGCCACAACAATCTGATTGATCTTAAACACCGTACCGCTTGCGGCGGCATTAGGCACAAGCACTACAGCAGTTGTACCTGTGGGGGTGTAGTACGTTGTTGTCCCAATAATTGAGGTGACATTTACAATATTTGGAGAACTCATGGTATTTTCCTTAGAGACCGAAGATCATTGAGAAAGCGATAGCCTGACCCTTGGTGGCTCCGCCAGTTGCAGCAGCGTTACTTGCAAGCAGTTTTACAGTACCGGCACTATTCTTAAAGTACAACTTTTCATCAAGCGTATTAAGCGCTAACTCACCAGCAACAAGATTGCCAGAAGTTGGAGCCGCAGAAGCTGTCGTGCTGTAGTACAGCGATATTGGGGTATAGCCTGTTTGTGCCATTAGAAAGTACCTCCTGAGATTCCTGCCCACACG